ATACAATCCTCAGAAAGCAAACAGAGACATTCTTTATAAAGCAAGAGTGAATCCAGTTTGTTCTTTCCCAGGCCAAGGTACAGTTCTCTTTGGAGACAAAACTGCTCAGTCGAAACCAAGTGCATTTGATAGAATCAATGTACGAAGATTGTTTATCACTCTTGAAAAAGCAATCTCGACTGCTGCTAAATTTCAGTTGTTTGAGTTCAATGATGAGTTCACACGGGCTGGGTTCAGAAATCAAGTTGAACCTTTCTTGCGTGATGTACAGGGTCGAAGGGGTGTTACAGACTTCTTAGTGGTTTGTGACTCGACTAACAACCCAGGCTCAGTTGTTGATCGTAACGAGTTTGTCGCTGATATCTTCATCAAACCTGCTCGGTCTATTAACTTTATTTCTCTGAATTTCATCGCCACGAAAACTGGTGTTGCGTTCAGTGAAGTAGTAGGAGCGTAAGGAGATAATCATGGCAAACATAAACGACTTTAAAGCAGTTCTTGCAGGAGGTGGTGCTCGTGCAAATCAATTCCAAGTCACAATGCCTTTTCCAGGCTATGCGGCTACAGGGGGAGAGACACGAGTTATGTCTTTTCTTTGTAGATCAACTAATTTACCTGGGCAGACATTAGGTGAGGTTCCAGTTCCATTTAGAGGACGAGTACTGTATATTGCTGGTGATCGTACCTTTGAGACATGGACAACCACTATCATGAATGATACTGATTTCTTAATTCGTAACGCTCTAGAGCGTTGGATGAATGGAATTAATGCACTTTCAGATAATAGTGGTTTGGAAAATCCATCCGATTACCAAGTTGATGCATTTGTAGATCAACTGGATCGTGCTGGATCAGTTATCAAATCCTATACTTTCAGAGGATTATTCCCAGTAACAATGGATAACATTGATTTGGGGTATGATACCAATGATGCCGTAGAGGAATTTGGAGTAACTTATCGCTACCAGTTTTTTGAATCAAATACTACCAGTTAAGAATCCGTATAAATATTTACTAAGTGAATAAATACGGAGTATTATGGCACAGTTATTTGGATTTCAAATTACTAGAGCTTCAAAGGATAGGGGAGAACAACTACCAAGTTTTGTTCTCCCTGAACCTGAAGACGGAGCAACAACTTCTGCTGGATTCTACAGCGAGTTTCTAGATTTAGATAGTACAGCAAAGAACGAATATGAACTTATTCGTAGATATCGAAGTACGTCTGAACATCCCGAATGTGATTTTGCAATAGAAGATATAGTAAATGAAGGCATCTGTATGGAAGCCGGAAGAGAAAGTATCAATATTGTCACAGATGACCTACCCTATTCAAACAAGATAAAAACGAGAGTTCGCCAAGAGTTTCAACATATTCTCCGCCTCCTAGATTTTAATAATAAAGCACACGACATTTTTAGAAGATGGTATATTGATGGAAGAATACATTATCATAAAATTGTAGATGAAAATGATGTTAACAAGGGAATACAAGAATTACGTTATATTGATGGATTGAAGATCAAAAGAGTCAAAAAAATAGACAAAGAAGTAAGTAAAAAAGGTACACCACATATTAAAGTAATTGAAGATTATTTTCATTATAATGAAAAAGGAATGAATCAAGCACACGGAAGCGGAGGATTCAAAATTACAAAAGATTCTGTGGCCCACTGCACTTCAGGATTGCATGATCCAAATCGGAACATGGTCATATCTTACCTTCATAAAGCAATCAAACCAGTAAACCAACTCAGAATGATCGAGGATTCGGTAGTCATCTATCGTATCTCAAGAGCTCCAGAAAGACGAATCTTCTACATTGATGTTGGTAATCTCCCAAAAGTAAAAGCAGAACAATATCTCAAAGATGTAATGAATCGTTATCGAAACAAACTAGTTTATAATAGTCAAACTGGTGAGATTCGGGATGATAGACAGCACATGAGTATGTTGGAAGATTTTTGGTTGCCTCGTAGAGAAGGTGGAAGGGGAACAGAAATTACCACACTTCCAGGCGGACAAAACCTTGGTGAGATTGATGATATCGTATATTTTCAGAAAAAATTGTACAGGTCATTAAATATCCCTGTATCTCGACTTGAAGCTGAAAGTACATTCAGCATGGGTAGGAGTGCAGAGATTACAAGAGATGAAGTCAAGTTTACAAAGTTTATTCAAAAACTTAGAACTAAATTCAATATTCTCTTTAATGATGTTCTAAAGACTCAATTAATACTCAAGGGTGTTATTGCAGAAGAAGATTGGCCGTCAATTAGAGACAATATTACATATTCTTATCTTAAAGATGGTCATTATGCAGAGATGAGAGACATGGATCTCTTGCGTGACCGATTAGATATACTAAATACAATAGAACCTTTTATTGGCGAATGGTTCTCAAAAGAGTATGTTCAAAGACACGTTTTCCGAATGTCAGAAGAGGAAATGAAGAAAATGAACAAACAAATTGAAGATGAACCGCCACCAGTTGGAGATGAAGAACCCCCACCAGAGGGAGCTCCACCAGAAGAAGAACCACCACCAGAGGAAGTTCCTCAAGGTGAGGAAGAAACTCAAATGATACAAAACGGAGATAAATTATGAGTATACCCAATATGATTAGTGCCCTAGTAAGTGACAACAAACTAGAGGCTGAAAGTGCATTTAAAGATGTTATCTCTCACAAGGTAGGAAGTGCATTAGATCTAAAAAGAGTACAAGTTGCAAACTCTTTGGTTCAACAGCACGTTTCTACAGACGATGTTGAGGTTGAGAGTGAAGAAGTTTAGTGAGTTTCATCAATTTTTAGAAAAGGATGAACACAAGAAATCTGCTGAGTACAAAAAACTTACTCCTAAGATGAAGAAGGCAGTCGATGATGTGTTTACCACTTTGGAATCCAATCCAAGTAATTTTATGTCTTCATTTGAGAAGACTGTAACTAAGATTGCAAAAAAATATGGAGTCAAGGATTCAGACATAATGAGTTATTTCGACAAAGAAATGCTCTCAATTTAGGATAACAAATGGCAAATCAAATTATCAATAAAATAGGAACTTCTGTAATTCATGTGGATACCACGGATGGTGAGATTACCATGGCGGAATTAAAACACGCAGATGAAGCAACTCCTGTAACTGCTAAAATCATAGAAATATTTTACAACCTTAAAGCGGGAGCATCATTAGCAATTGATAGAGGTGGAACAGATGTATGGAAAATTGCGGCTGTAGCATCTACCTCAAATCTAGTCGGTCATGTAAACTACAGACCATCGGGTATCGTACTTAGGGGAACTAATACGGCAGATATTGGTGTTACAGTTGGTAGTTTTACCGATAGTGTAGCTACACTTATAGTCAAGAAAACATACTAAGAGGTAATATGAAATTAATCACAGAAATGTACGATGACTTTGAGATTCTTACTGAAGGTAAAGGTAAGAATATGAAAATCAAAGGGGTCTTTATGCAGGCTGAAACGAAGAATCGTAATGGTCGAGTATATCCTCTTGATGTTTTACACAAAGAAGTAAATCGTTATAACAAAGAATTAGTCGAAACCAAACGTGCTTTCGGCGAACTAGGTCATCCAGATGGGCCGACTGTCAATTTGGATAGGGTTTCTCACATGATTGAGGAACTTGTACCCGAAGGTAAAGATATCATCGGGAAAGCAAAGATTCTTGATACTCCTAATGGGAAGATTGTTCAAGAATTGATTAATGCAGGTGCAAAACTTGGAGTCTCTAGTAGAGGAATGGGAACACTTGAAAAAAGGGGTCAGACAAATTATGTCAAAGACGATTTTTATCTTGCAACAGCAGGAGATATCGTTGCTGATCCATCAGCACCAAAGGCGTTTGTGGAAGGAATTATGGAAGGAAAAGAGTGGGTCTGGGACAATGGTATTCTTAGAGAAGAAGAAGTTGCAAGGATTCATAGAGTTGCTTCCGCTAATAAACAGGCTGAGGCCTTTGAGATGTTCCTTTCAAAACTCTAATTTTATAAATATAATTAACAAATTTACTCAGGAGACTTTATATGTCTGATGAACTCAATAAAGAGATGGAAGAAGTGGTTGAGGCAACAGCAAAACCTACAGGGGTAAGTGCTAAAGCACCAAGTGCTACCAAGACTACCATGAAACTAAAACAAGAACCAGAAAATATGCAAAAAGCACCTACTACTGGTTCAAGTAATACACTTAAAGCGAAAGGTGATGCAAAGAGTGCTAAAACTCCAGCTGAACCTTATACATCCAAAACCAAAATGGAGGAAACCGAAATGGAAGACCAAGTAGATCAAGTTGAAGAAACTGTCGAAGAGTCAGAGGAAGTAATTCAAGAGATGCCTAAACTCAAGTCAGATATGCTTGATGGTTTGGTTGCCCACATGAAGGGACTCAAAAAAGAAGAACTTGCCGCTCTGTATTCCAATACTCTCATGACCGAAGAGGACGAAGAAGAGGAAGAGGAAGAAGACGAAGACGAAGACGAAAAAGAGACAGAAGAATCTAAGAAAGTTGCTAAAGAATCAATCGATCAAGTAGTTGATTCATTAGATGTCTCTGATGATGTCTCCGCTCTCGTAGATGGAGAAGAACTTTCCGAAGAATTTAAGACAAAAGCTGCAACAATTTTTGAAACAGCAGTCAAATCAAAAGTTCGCACAGAACTTGAAAAAATCCAAGAAGAAAACGACAAAGTTATCGAAGAGATGGCTGAGTCAACAATCAATGACATGACAGAGAAAGTCGATGACTATCTGAACTATGTTGTTGAACAATGGATGGAAGAAAATCAACTTGCCATTGAGCGTGGACTCAAAGGTGAGATTGCAGAAGATTTCATAAGTGGACTCAAGAATCTTTTTGAGGATCACTATATTGATGTTCCAGATGAGAAGTATGACATTCTGGAGGCCAACTTGACACGAATTGAAGAGTTGGAAGAAAAACTTAACAAACAGATGGACGAAAATATCCAGTTGAAAAAGGCAAAAGGTGAACTCGTAAAAGAGTCCATGATTGCTGACGTTGCTAATGGGATGACTGATACTGAAACTGAGAAGTTCCAAAGTCTGGTTGAGGATGTAGAATTTTCTGATGAAGAGTCTTATACTGAGAAACTTCAGACAATCAGAGAAAGTTATTTTGGTTCCAAAGAGGTATTAACCGAAGAGGGATCAGAACCAACATCCACAGAGCCTACTGTCGAAGTCTCTAAGTCAATGGAAAAGTACTTAAAAGCCATTGGACGAGATGAAGCAAGGGCACAAAAATAATCTGAATATTTTCAAGGAGAATTTATGTACAATTCAGAAAATCTTCAAGAGAAGTGGCAACCAGTACTGAATCATCCCGATCTCCCAGAGATCACTGATTCTTACAAGCGTGCTGTTACTTCAGTAATCTTGGAAAACCAAGAGCGTGAAATGAACGCTCAACAGCAAATGCTTGCTGAGGCAGATATGTCTACAGGTGCAGTTGCAAATTTTAACCCAGTATTAATTTCACTGGTTCGTAGAGCTATGCCTAATTTGATGGCATACGATGTTTGTGGTGTTCAACCAATGACAGGCCCAACAGGACTCATCTTTGCGATGAAGGCACGTTATGGTGGAGGAAGCACAAGTAACACAGAAGCACTTTTTGATGGTGCTCTTACAGACCAATCTGGATTGGCGTCCAATGCAGCTGCAGCCGGTACA